ACTTTGTTAACGGTAATGTTGTGTCTGATGTTGGTAATCTTGAAGAGTGGGAAGGCGCACTATTCATTGTAACTAAACTGGATAGTAGCGCGGCTGCCACTGGTACATCTACAGCGTTGGTATATAGCTGTGATGACGCGGCTGCCTCAACTGCTACTGCGGTTGCTTTCTGGGAGAGACATTCTACCAAGCCAGATGTTTTTTCGGCATGGGCGCGGGTAGAATCTAGTGGACAAGTTATTGCCGTAGGTGACGATCAGACATGGGAGTTCGCTATTTCAGCAAGTGAATTATACAAGGGAACAGCGGCTGCACCTGTTAATGACAACTATGTAAAATTTGTATTGAATGAAGTATCGTCCGGGCAAGCCCCGTATGACGGTGGTATTGTCACTATCTTTTACGGTGCGAAACATGCACACGAGATACCGGTAACGGTGTTGGTATAAGGGAGGTGTAAGATGAGTGGATTTTCTGATTTTCTGATTGACCATCACGTTCCTCAGCTTGTCACTTCTACGGAGTGTGCAGCGGCTGAGGATATGTTTGACGGTGCAGCTTCTGGTGTTACCACCTCCGATGTGGCTAATTTGAAAGAGTGGGAAGGCGCGTTGTTTATTGTATCAAAGTTAGCCGCTTCTACTGGTACAGCTTTGGTAACTATAGAGAGTTGCGATGACGCGTCTGCAAGCACAAGTACGGCTGTTGCTCATTGGTATAGATATGCTACTACGCCCGATATATTTACTGCATGGGCGAGGTCTGATTCTACTGAACAGACTATAACAGCGGGTGCTAATGATGTTTGGGAGTTTGCTATTTCTTCAAGCATGCTTTACAAAGGCACGGCTGGTACTCCTGTCAATGATAACTATGTAAGAATAGTATTGACAGAGGTTGCAGATGACCCGGTAGACGGTGTTACAACAGTTGTTCTATTCGGTGCGAAACATTCACACGATATACCAGTTACGGTATTGACTTAATTAACTAGGGGGGCTTAACCGCCCCCCGACACTTCGATAGGAGGTGTGAACAGATGAAGAAGATATTACTTATGATTATGATAGTTGCCCTTATGGTTGGCACTGCTAATTCAGCATGGAGGTGGGGAACTAAAGAGGTACAGGGTAGACTTGTTTATTATGATGTTACCTATCCACAGACTTGGTTGGATGTAATTGGGCCGGATGTTGTTAAGTATGTAAACAACTTTGTTGGTAGCGAGATTCCTATAACTACCACGGCGGCCACCGACCCGCCTGGCTGGTTGTTGACTGCCATTACCGGTGCAGATGCTGCGACTGAAATTACAGCGGGTACTACCCACAGCGGAGAAATGCAAGTATTGCCGGACGCTACAGAGAATGACGGATTTAATTTGGCAGTTGAGGGCGAAGCATATTATCTCGAAACTGGAAAGCCGTTATATTTTGGTGCGCGTTTAAAGATGACAGATGCAGACCAGAGTGATTTGATAATCGGGTTGTGTATTACAGATACGGAGATGTGGGGCGGTGTATCGGATGGTGTTTATTTCTCATCTGCTGACGAGACAGCCACAGCATCGTTTACGTGCGAGCGTAATGATTCTATAAACGGCTCGGCCGACACGGCAGCTGGTACACTAACAGAATCGTACACAATACTTGAGTTTTATTACGATGGAGCCACCACTGTAAAGGCATGGTTTGACGGCACTCTTGTTGCAACTCACACGACCCATATTCCAAATGATGAGGCATTGACATTTGTTGTGGAATGTTTGACGGGCGAAGGCGTTGCAAACGGTGTTGTTATTGACTGGGTAAGGATATTCCAGATTAGGTAGGTTAAAGGCATGGCAAAGGTTAGGATATTATTTAACGGTGCTTCAAAATCCATTGAATTGGATGAGGCGGATGCCATGCTATTTATCGAAAGTGGGGAGGCTCGGATATTGAGGGGTTATAGGGTTGCGATAGCCTCCCCATATAATAAGGCAATAGGCAAGCGGCCAGAAAGGGGCTGTTATGAGCATTAACTGGCAACTTGTTACGGATGCGGCAAGCGAGCCGATAACACAAGCGCAAGCGAAAACCCACATGAGGATTACAGCGGCAACAGATAACGATTATGTGGATATACTAATCAAGACTGCAAGGTGCGCTGTAGAGAGACTAACGGGGCGGGCAATACTAACGCAAACTTGGAACTTGTTTCTTGATGATTTCCCCGCCAATAGTAGTGAGGTAATACACGTTCCCTGGAGCCCGTTACTTGCGGTCACACATATTAAATATTACGATACAGACAACACACAACAAACATGGGATAGTGATTATTATCAGGTGGATATAACAAGTGAGCCGGGGCGTATTATTCCGGTATCCGGGCAAAGCTATCCGAGTGTTTATAGCGGTAGGTTATCAGCTGTAGAGATACAGTATACCGCGGGATATGGGGCTACTATAGCGGCGGCAACTTTATTGCCTCCAGAATTATCACAGGCAATGTATATGCTTATGGCACACTGGTACGAGAATAGGGAGAACGTACTTGTTGGCACTATAGCGAAAGAAATAGAATTTGCGGTAACGGCATTAACCGATCTTGTTTCTGTGGGGTGGGTATTTTGAGAGCCGGGCAATTAAGGCATAGTATAATAATACAAAAACCTACCGACGCTAATACATATGGTAAGGTAGCCTCTGCGTGGGCAACACATGCAACTGTATTTGCGGAGGTAATGCCACAGACTGGAAGCGAATATTGGAGCGCAAAACAAACACAAGAAAAAGAACCTATAATATTTAGAATTAGATATGTGGCAGGGATAACCGAAAAGATGCGGGTATCATTTAACAGTAAGATTTATGACATTAATTCTGTTGTAAATGTTAGCCAGCGGAATATTGAAATCTTACTTGTTACAGAAGAATACGAGGCAACCTAATGGCAAAGAGTTTCGGGGGTATGGAAAAGGGTTTTGAGGGTATGGATAAGCTGGTGAAAAAGTTTAACAAGATAGAGAAGCAGCTTGTTAGTACCAGATCGAACCCTTTATTAAATTCCCTTTATGATTGTGCTAAGATTATAAAGCGGGAGGCAAAGGTAAGATGCCCTGTGGGGCCAACAGGTAATTTAAAGCGTAGTATTATAGCTAAGAAGTTCAGGAAGTCTAAGAAGTTTTATCCGGCGGCGTTCACCGCACTTGACAGGAAGATTGCACCTCACGCGCATCTTGTTGTATTGGGTACGGTTAAGAGTGGAGGTAACCCGTTCTTGAGAACGGCGGGGGAGGCTTCACAATTTATGGTTAAGACTAAGTTGGAGAATGATATGAAAAAGATGATAGCAAAGGCGGCACGATCTTGAAGCTCGGAGACGCATTACAATATTATCTTGCTAACGATGCAACTATCGACAACATTGTTGACGGTAGGGTGTACGCTATCCACGCCCCGCAGGATGCAGAGTTTCCGTTAATAACATTTCAGCATATTGGAGGTACGCCGCTTCCACATCTTAACGGTGAAGATATGGCAACGCTTGCCGACCGTTATCAGATTCAGGCGTGGGCAAAGACGTTAGAGGAAGCGCAAGATATAGGGGTGGAGATTAAACTTGCTGTTAGAGCGGCGGGGCGTTGTAGTACCGATTTTGGGTTTGCTGATTTAGTGCCAACACTATTCAAGATAGGGGATTCAACTTATGTAAGGTTTGGTTGGAACACTAGTTACGATATGGAAGAAAAACAGGTAAAATGGAAAGCTGCTGACGCAGGCACTATTTACACTGTGGGGCCGGACGACACAAGCGGAACGTCTCACACTATAGACGGTGAACATGCTGTAGGGCGTGGAGATTATGAATGGTGGGCGTGGAGTAAGAACGCTTGCGGAGTGTGGGGGGAATCTACAACACAAACATTTACTATTACAAAGACCCTGTTCGGAGACGAAATAACAGTAACGTAAGGATAATTATGGCGGTTACATTTAATTTAGCAGAGGGTAGCGGGGAAACAAAGAACGTGCAGAAGTTATACATGGAATCAGAAGAGATAGAATATTACGACCCTGAATCAAAGGTGTATGCGGTCACTATTGAAATAGTTATTTGGCATTAAGGATATTATGAAAATACAGGACGCATTATATTACAAGCTAACAAAATCGGACGGGGCAACATTTGCGATAATTGTAAAGCGCGGTTATGCGCTACACGCTCCACAGGATGCCACGTTTCCGCTGTTAATATTTACTCTTATTGGAGGGGTGTACATACCGCATACTTCCGGCTCGGATTCGATTAACCCGGACGCTCCGAGGTTCTCTATCGAGTCGCAAGCCAAGACTTTAGACGCGGCACAAAATTTGGCGGCGGCGGTTGAGAGTGACATACAGGACTTTACCGGCAACCTTGCGGCTGGCAGTGAGGAAACGGTTACAGTGCAAAGGATTTTCAAAGAGACTAACGATGTTGAAACTTACAACGTGGATATAGGAGTTTATACAGTGTCACAGGAATATATAATCTGGTACTAAGAGAGGTGGAAAATGGCGGTACAAATATTAAAAGATTGCGGGGTCTGGGTTGACAAGTACAATCTATCCGGGTACTCAAACGCGTCAAGTTTGACATTAAAGCAGGACGCGCAAGATAGCACGAAGTTTAGCGCAACAGGTGCTGTAAAATCAAGATCGTTTACTCCGGGGCTTAAAGAAACGGACGCAACGGTTGCCGTGTATCTTGACACAGGGGCTGATCCTGATTTATTATCTGGACTAAGTGGGCAACCGCTAATTGCAAATGGACATTGTTACCGGAGGGGAAAGATGACGGGGATGTATCGTATTTTATGTACGGCTGTGAGGCGGACTTTGAACACACGCACGATATAGGCGAACTTGCGGGGTTCAACCTAAATATCAAAGGTGACGGTGATGTTCACAGGGGCAAGCTATTGACGACAAGTACCGAGACTGACGCAACAACTTACAGTGACGCTATAACGTTAGGTGGTAGTAAGTCTCATACTGTTGACGCTCTATTGCATGTTACAGCTATGACAGCAACAAATGTTGTATATACGATTGAGAGTGACACATCAGATGAGTTTCCGAGTGCCACTACGCAGGTAACTTTCACGACCGCAACAGGTACGACAAGCGAATGGAAATCAGTGGCGGCAACACTAAACGAGGTGGGGAGTGATGATTTTAGTGGTGACCTTAGCAAGTGGGAAGACGCTAGTGATGGCACATGGTCAATAGACGGTGGGGAAATGAAAGCGGTTGCTTCTGATACCGATACAGGGTATATAGAATTCAGTGATGTAACCCTTGCACAAAATACGGCTTATGAAATAAGTTTAACTGTTGAAACAAGCGACATAGAAAAAACTAACCCTGGAGTTAGGTTTCTCGGTGAAAGATATTCATGGAGTTTGATTATCGAAGTGCATAAAACCAACACGGATGGTGCAGTTGACACTGAACCAGGTATGGTTAACAATACGGCGGAGACATGGAAATTTAAGGTTTTCCCGAATGGCACGGTTACGTGGTACGTTGACGATGTATTAATACATACCCAAACAGATGCAGTGGATACAACTGAAAATTTCTACCTTTTATATGAAGCAAACACCGACACCGGAGAGGATATGCACTTTGACGATTTAGTAATTAAGCAATTAGATACGTATTGGAGAGTGAAGGCAGTGAGGACGGCAGGAAGTACACATACTTTCGCCGCAAGTGTGGCAATAGATTAATTTAAGGAGGTAGTGACATGGCAACATTCGCAAGTAAAAATGTGCATTTGACAATCAATAGTGATGATATGAGTTCTTATGTACAGAGTTTTAGTTTCCCCATATCGGCTGATGCGGTAGAGGAGACCGCTATGGGAGACGATTCGAGGGAGTATGTTGTAGGATTAAAAAACGCTTCATTCACCGTTGGATTCAAGCACGATTTCGCAGTCGATACAATGGACACAGAGATATGGGATATTTACGATGGAGCCGTTTCGGTGACATTTGTATTCCGCCCTGATGCTGGAGCGGTTAGTACAAGCAACGCGCAATATTCTGGCAGTTGTATATTAACTGAGTACCCTGTACATGATGGGGCGGTTGGCGATTTAGCAACTACTACATGTACTTTCCAAATCACAGG